CATTAGCCAGCTGTCCGGCCATTTCTTCGTAGTAGTTGTGCCGCATGCAGATCGCATCCGACAGCGCAGCCATCCCGTCGATATGCCCCCGTGGGTTAATCTTGATCAGCCTCCGCCGGTTCGTGCCTTCCTCAAACTTCAGGGCGCTGTCCAGCATGTGCACCTTCATCAGGTCGTTGTCGTTGATACAGCGCAATCTGCCGTCCTTGATCATGCCCTCCATGTCGATCAACACGCCCGTCAGGTTGCTCCCCTGGCTGACGCTCTCGCAGGAGTACCCCAGGCTTTCCATTTCCTGCACCCAGTAACTAGCTGAGTATCTGTCGAACCCAACCTTCAGCGGCAGGATCTCGTATTGCTTCTCCAGCATCTCGAACCATGCCGTCACATCCCGGTAGTCCACCGTGTTCTCCCCGCTGATGGTCAGCAGGCCGCGCTGAGCATAGATCCGGTACGGCAGCCCGTCCCGCTGCGTCGCCTCGTCGACCTTGTTGGCCGGCATGAAAAACTGTGTCGCGAACCAGGTCACGCCGTCCTTCTCTACGGCGATCACAGCGGCGGTCAAATCCACGCATAAGCTGAGATCGACGCCAGCCAGCGCATAAGAATGCCGGAGATCCTCAAAGCTCAGGTCGTTCCCGAAGCACTTCTTCACGTCCTGGGCCGTCAGCCATGCCTGGCTGGAGTTCTGCTTGATGTTGCAGTACTTTGTAAGGAACTCGGTCTTTTTGCTCAGGCTTCCCTCAGCAACCGCGATTTCCTCCAGCATATAATCAACACTGACGGAGACGCCCAGGTTCGGGTTTGCCTTCTTCAGCTCGTTGATGTCGTTCCACTTGTCCACATCGTCGATCATGTACAAAAAAGGCGCGAGCCTTGTTTCTTTGCTCGTGCCCATTATGACCGCTGTGGACCGTTTGATCAGTTCGTCGAATATTCCATCATTCACATACCCGGCCGTGCTGATCGACAGCAGCATCGGCTGCCGGCGGGCGCCAAGTGCGCTCTTCAGCACCTCGTACTGCTTCAGTCCGGGATCTCCGGGCCAGCTGGCGATCTCATCGCACACCGTCAGCGAAGGGTTCAGACCGTCGCTCTTCTGGTAGCTGAAGGCCAGCGGCTGCGCGGAGGAATTGCTGGACGCCACATAGATGTCCGTGCGGCGCTTTTTTGCCAGGTCGCTCAACTCCGGCTCCTTCATGATCATTTGCGTGAAGGCGTTGAAACACAGCCGCGCCTGGTCCAGCTTCGGGGCCACAAAATAGATCCTGGCCCCGTATTCGCCGTCCAGATACATCATGTACGCGGCAATCGCAGCGGCGATCAGCGTCTTGCCGTTCTTCCTGGCGATCTCCAGGATAATTTCCCGGAACTGCCGGAAACCTTCATCGTCCAGGATCCCGAAGATTACGCTGATAAATGCCTTCTGCCACAGTTCCAGCCGGATCAGCTTCGGAGCCAGCGGGCCCTCGTGGTGCCGGCAAAAGTTCTCAACGAACCGGATCGCCTTCGCGGCCTTCTTCCGATCAAAGAACCAGCGCTTTTCCTGCAGGCCGCTGACAACCAGCGCGTACCAGTCCCTGATCCACCGGCCCGCCGTCTCCGTGCCGTCCTGGATCCGCTGGTAATACGTGAGGATGTAGTCCTGTTCCGGATACTTCGGTGCTTTACTCATCTCGCAGCGCCGCCAGTCTGGACTGCTTGATCATCTTCGGCAGTTTCCCGGAGAGTTTATCCATCAGCGCATTGTAAACCTTAGCAAGGCTGTTGTAGGCCTGCAGGTCTGCGGAGGCTTTTGTCCCGCTCTGGTTCGCGCCGTTCTGGTATTGGTCGGTGACACCGTTTTCATTGATGGCCTGCTGGAGATCCTCCAGTGTCACCTTCATGAAGGCGGCATTCTGCAGCAGCGGGTCGCAGAATCTCAGCTCATTTTCAGCCATTGCCGCGAAAAGGTCCTTCATTCTCGCGTACTCTTCGCTGATCCTCTGATCTTTGGTCAATTCGCCCTTATTCGGGCCGCCCCGTGTCACATTCACACCCCCTTCATTTCTCACAATCGGTTTTTTTTGAGTTCATCCCAGCCCTGCCGCCCTCGCGTGTTTTCGCTCTTGGCAGGGGGGATGTCACAGGAGCACTCGCCCCATCGCATCCGCTCGCCAGCGCTTTGTCCGATGCTGTTCCAGGTGGCACTCCTCACACAGCGCCATCAGATTGTCCGGGTTGAGACTGATCTCTGGGTTGCCGACATTGTCCGCCGTCAGATGGATCTTGTGATGCACATCCGTCGCCGGCTCAATTAATCCTTTCTTCAGGCAGACCTCGCACAGTCCGCCCCGTGATGCCAGGAACGTGTCCCGGCACCTCCGCCATGCCCTCGTAGTGTAAAAACGCTCCACCTCCGGAGAGTGATGCACTCAGGACCACCTCGCCATAATAAGAGTGCGACCCGTCAGCCGGAAGGGAACAGCTGACCCCCCAATAAAAATAGCACCAAGCTGCTCTCCCTTGGTGCTACCCTTTCACACTATAACAATACCATAAAGTTTTCTGAAATTCACTGAAAACTTACTTTGCCACCTTGTCCGGGAAACGCCTGGCCAGCTGATCCTCTGCCCTGCTCAGGTAGTAGTACACAGATCTGTCGGTCCGGTGGATCGCCTCAGCGATGTCCTCTGGGCTGAATCCTTTAATATACCTAAGGCGCATCACTGCCCGATCGTCCGCATCCTCGAGCTCACTGATCAGAGGATCCAGCGCTGCCTGTGCGGTCTCCAGCTCCTCCATGATCTCCCTGTAAGCGTCCCTAAGCTCCGCGACACGGATCGCCCCGTCCTGCACCTGATCATGCTGTCCACCGCCTCTAGGCATCCCCGTCAGCACCGTCGTGATCTTGGTTGCCCTGGCTTCCTCCTGTTCGATCCTCCATTGAACTTTGACCGTCTGCCGGAGCAGCTGCCGCATCCGGTACAGATTAATCATTAGCACCACCTCCATCAGTCCGGATACTCGACATCGGTGATGTCCGCCCCGCACTGGCTGCAGCGCTGGGGCATGTCGTACTCATCGTACTGTTCACGAGTGAGCTCATGGCCACAGTGGGAGCATTCGGCAAATTCTTGATCTGTTCCAATGTTAAACACCAGCCACTTGGCTTTCGGTCTGTCCTGTTTCCGCTTGAAGATCTTCATTTCGATTCCCTCTCTTTCTTCAGTCTCATCAGCGCACCCAGCAGGTATTCTGGGCTGACATATCCTCCGCGGGCCTCCCAGGCCTCCCTGATCCTGACCGGGTCGGTTGTGTTGCAGTCATCTACCAGAGCTTTGATGATGTCATATCCTGTGACAGTTGACTGTTTACAGACCATGTCCATCAGATCGCCCCTTTCGTATTCGCTGTACTTCTTCCCTCAAAATGTGTTTGAGCTGAACCAGGCTGACCAGCCTCTCGCCATGCCCCAATTTTCATCAGCCTTTTTGCTCATCGTCAGTCCTCCTCTGGATAGATCGTTACATCCAAATGCCTGCCAAGAAACCGGAGCCCATAATCTGTCAGGCTGTACCACGCTTGCTTTCCTTCCTCTTCAGGCTCGTGTTTCCTGATGATTCCAAGGGCACCGCTGAAGTAGTCCAGATATTTGTTGTTTCCTGCCCAATAGTTCCGATACGGCTTATAAAAAATCTTTCCGTGCCGCTTATAGGCATGGCGCACGCCTTCCGGCCACATTCCGATCATGTGCATCATGTTCTCAAGCACTTTCTTGAGATCCCAACCTTTGTTCCTAAAATCATCCTCCACACCCATATCTGTTCCCATGTCGCCGAGATAATTGGAATATTCTTCCTGGAACCGGTCGAGCTGCTTCCGGGTGAACCTGCAGCCATAGCTCCCATCCTTGAAGGTTCTCTGGTCCTCTTCTGACGCGAAGCATTCAGGATAATCCCCGGCCTCGCTTCGCTCCGGTTCATAGGGACATTTGAAGCACTTCATTTCCACGGCACCTCTTTCATCTGCTCTTCGGTTGGCTTAGCCGTCCAGCACCGCCATTTCTTTCCGTAGTTGTTGTCACCGTGCTGTATCCTCATCGACGCTACACAAGGCCATGTGATGCATGTAAGCGCATAATCTCCACAAACCGTCCTATATTCCTTCCCGGGCAAGCGTTCCTCTTCCAAATAGCAGTAATCCCATCCAAAGGCTTTAACATCTTCCAGCTTCATCACCCTCGGTTCCTTCTCTTTCAGCAAAGCAAGCACGCACTCTGCGTCTTCCTTTGAAAGACGAACATCCTTAAATTCTCCAGCCTCGTTTATGGCTGTTTCCAAAGTTAATTCTAAAAGAGTCACCCTACTTCACCGCCTGTCCAGCTTCGGCAATTCTGGCCTATACATCCATGCCGTTATTTCTCTTATGTCTCGTCCGCTGTCGAGCATGATTCCATCGTCAACACCGTCCACATAATCGTCAATCCAGATATCTTTCCCGTCTGTCATGAGATACTGCCCATCATCTCCCGGTAAGCCGTGAATAATACCGTCATCGTCCTCTGTGAGCAGATTCCACTCCTGCTCTTTCAGCAGTTCCAGAATCATGTCTGCCGCTTGAAAATCAACAAGAATACGATCTAATCCATATTCTTCTGATTGCTCTTTTGCTCGTTTGATTGCAATAACAAGCTTTTCTCTGTCAGTCATCAGATATGCACCTCTTTTCCCTGCACCAGATCCCCGGCAGCATCCGCATACTCGCACCGATATCCCAGTATCTCGCTGGGCGGCGCAACCTCCATCAGCGCCTTCCTGACCGGGCATGTCTCGACCTCGCGCCCGGTCTTCAGGCACATCAGACATTCGTTTTCCATCACCAGCTCACACAGCTGAGCCAGATGCAGGTCGCTGATCAGCACCATCCGCCCCTGCCGGACCGGCCCATCAATGTCCAGGTGATACCGTCCGGATCTGGCCAGCGTGCTGTAATACTCCCATCTGGATTCCGGCATGGTTTCCATCAGCTGCTCCTGCATTCGGTGCACCAGCGACCACAGCAGCCGGAGGTCACGCCAGGCGTTCGGATTGACCCGCTGCAGCCTGTCCCTGACAGCCTTCATCCGGACAGACAGCGAATTCTTCAGGATCATCAGATCCATCATGAAAAAATTTTCTTCGCGGTTCGGTTTCGTCCTGACGACCGCCAGTTTCTTCTCCGGCTCCGGTACCGGCGCTGGATCCGGCGCGTCCGGCTTCCGGATGCCGTACTTTTTCGCCATCAGCTGTGCGAATTCAGACATGTCCACTAGTCACCAACTCCTTCAGGAAGAATTCTGCATCCACCAGACGCTTGAACTTCTCTTCTTCCTTCTTATTTGGACTGATTACAAAGTAATATCTTCCGCGCTTCTCAATCTCGGACATGGTGCCCCACATCCCATAGCGCTTGATAATAACCTCTCCGCCGTCCGGCTCTGTCTCTATTCTGTCGCTCAATCTTGTCAGCATGTTTTACCTCCAATTTATCGGTCATTTCCGCTGCCGGGTGCTTACCGGGTGCTTACAGGGTGCTTACGTCTTAATGGTAAGCACCCGCCGAAACGCTTATCTCACAACGGTTCCAGCCGTTTGGGTGCTCAGGTGCTCAGGAACAGGCGTTTTTTATATGAAAAAATTAATTTTTACTTTTTCAAAAAATTCGTAAAAAGTAAGGCAGTATGTAAGCACCTGAGCACCCGACACCCTTTGGGGCCTTGTGGCATAAGGCTTTGGGTCGGGTGCTCAGGATTTTTTGTAAGCACCCTCTGAGCACCCTCTAAGCACCCGATTGTTCTGCAAACTCGTAAAATGCACTTCCGTGGGACTTCCGGATCCTCGCGCCGGACTCTTTCAGGCATCTTTCGGTGAACTGTTTCCTAACCAGCGGGCTTTGGTATCCTTCCGCTTCTGTCCAGGATCTGAAAGTTTCATACACATCTGCTGTCTTCTTTCCGTCCAGGAATTCTTTCCAGTCATAATCATCAGATATCGTATCCGCCACAAAGCTCACGAACTGATCGCTCTCTTCCATGATCTGGGCCACGATCCGCTTGGACTCTTCCGAAACCGTGAAGGTCAGATTCCGATCCAGAACCTTCCTCATCCCGTCGATGGCCAGCTTCAGAAACGCTTCCTTATTGGCTTCCGTCACAAGCTTATCGATCAGGTTGGTGTCCTTCTCTTCATCCGAATAAACCCGGTTGAATCCTATGGTCAGCATTTTCTTCGCGGTGGCATCGTTATCGTCCCGGAACCGTGGGATCTTGTTGAACACAAAGACCATTCTGGATTCGATCCGGACCGTGAATCGGTTCTGGTAAAGCAGCTTCACCTGCATCTCATCGCCCTGGATGATCCGCCGGAGGTTGGACAGATCCGTTGTGAATTTACTGGATCCGTCATCCACAATGTTCACGGGCTTATCGATCAGCTCCGCGATGGCATTAGAATCCTTCAGGTTCTGGATCGGTGTGCTGCCAACATTGTCGTCCCCGATCACTTCCCGGAGGAGCCGGAGGAAAGTGGACTTTCCCGTGTCTGCTTTCCCCTCAATGGCCCACCATTTTTTTATTGGCTTATCCGAATAGAAGCAGCATCCGGCCAGCTCATAAAGCATCTGCTTTTTGACTTCGTCTCCCTGGCACCAGTCCGTTATGATCGCATCCACATAGGCCGTGTCAGCTTCCGGGTTATAGTTCACATCGAAATACCGGAAGATCGGAACATCCTTCTGGCCGTAGGGGAAGAAATCGCCGGTCCGCCAGTTCATCACGCCGTTTTTGAATCCCACACAATACGAGTCAAATCTGACATTGTCTTCCTTCTGGAAGGACCGGATCATGGTTTGGGCAGCCTTCTGCTTTTCGGGTTCCATTCCCCTCAGAGCGATCAGCTCATAATTGATGAATACATCGCTAAGCAGCCGGTAATACTTTCCGTCCACGATCCTGTACAGTGCCTTCCCAAACTGCTGGACCTTCGCTGTTTCCTTCAGATCCAGAACGAGATCCCGGTACTCGCCTCCCTTCTTCGCTTTCTTCTCGTTTTCTTTCGCGAAACCAGTTTTCTCTTCAAAGGTGTGCTGATCCAGGAATTTCCGAAATTCGTCTTCCGGCAGCGGGTCATCAAAGATAAACTGGTTGATGATTGTGAAAAGCCGGTCATAGTCTCGCTTGCTGATGTTCGCCAGCACATTGAATGGGGTTTTGTTCGATGCGTTCTTGGATCTCCGGCAGTTGGATGTATTCCACTTAAACAGGGTTTCATCCCGGCTCCCCTGGGAGAGACCGACAATGCTGGTGTACTCCGGATCGTTCGGTTTGATCACCTTGTCGCTTTTCGGATACAGCCAGCGCGGAATGGTCTGGATCATCTCCGGATCCGCGACAACCTCCCGCTCTTTTCCGTTGATTTTCAGCACTTCATAGGAGCAGTTGATGCCGTACTTGTAATCCGCGATCAGTCCGATGGCCGTTTCAACGTGGTTGTGGTTCATCAGCTGCTCATTGCAGAAGAATGTGAAATGCATCCCGCGCCGGGTCTTGGTGATCCGGCATTTGATCTGGTATGCATCCACAATCCTCTTCAGGCGTTCGGCATGGCCGCTGTCGTCGATGTCTACCATGACCACATTGTCGTTCATCACTCCGGCATAGGAGTCGCACTGCTGGGCTTCTTCCAGCGTCAGGAGCGGTTCGCCGTCCTTGTAGGGCTGGGCTGCCGTCTTATCGCTGTTGCATTTGATAAAACCCCGGTACAGTCCGTCATGCATCCGAACACCACCTTGCCAGGCCGAAATCCATTGCTCTGTCTCTTGCCAGATCCATGTAGTACTGCTTATCAACGGACTCGATCCCGAACGTTCGGCCCATGATGTCGGTCAGGTTCTTGTCTCCCAGATCCCCGAAAACGATGGTTGAGCTTTCCGGAGTATTGGCATACTTCTCGTGCGTGCCGTCCTGGCTTTTTGCCTTTGACAGGATCTCTCCGTCGCAGACGGCGAACAGGCGGAAGCACTTATGATGTTTGATTTCCTGACCGCCGAAGTATACATGGCTGTATTTGCTGGACAGCTTCACGATCTTCTGGAACTTGATCAGATCCTCCGGCTTGTTGTGGGCTTCAATGTAATCCTCAATGGCCTTGAAGCTCATTTTCCGAAGCCCTTCCCGGACTGCCTCGTTCACAATGCTCATGTCGTTGTCCAGCTCACTGTTAAACTTGACGTAAGCGCCTTTGGCCTCTTCCTTCCCATTGTCGAACCGGATCAGGTAGTTGTTGACGTCCTTCTGCCAGATCTCAGACACCTGCTCAAAGGACAGCCCCATTTTTGTCAGCCGTTCCCATTCGTGGCAGATCTCTTCGACCTTCTTCTGGTCCCGGCCGGTGCAGTCCACAATGATGCCGTCCGTGTTGGACTGGATCAGGTCGCATGTGCCTTCCAGCATTTCCAGAAGCATCAGCAGCATGAGCTGCCCGTTTATGCATACATCATGGTTCCGCTGCGGATCATACGCCTTGGAGAACTCCTGATTGGTGATTCCAAAGGTGCTGTTGAGGATGATCTTATACGGGGCCTGTTCCTGCTTCTTCCCGGCCTTCTTCAGCTCCACCCGCTTGTTGTAAATCTGGGTGAACAGCTCGGGTTCCTTGCTCTGCCGGGTCAGAAGGTCGTGCTGGATCATGATGGACGGATAGTAGGATGTCACATCGATGTGCAGCAGATTGCCCTTCCGGTGACAGCGCTTAATGGCCCCGTGGATTCCGCCCAGGGCGAAGGTGTGAGGTACTCCGGAGATCTCTATTTCCTTCCGCTGGCCTTCGCTGTAGTTTTTACTGCTGCTGTAGAAGTCCAGAACCTCTGTATACTTCCGGATCTGAACACAGGGAAGGATCTTGTTTGTCCATTCCTGATTCTTCAGGTTCAGATGTTTTGTACACTTCAGCACCTTAGCCGTGAGCTGGGCCTTGGTCAGTCTGTAGTCCTGTGCCGGCAGATCAAATGTTTCGATCAGGCTTTTCTGAGCCATGAAATCATAGATCCTTCTCTTCAGCACTTCGACGGTTTCCAGCACGTCGTGGGTGCAGTATTTGATCGTCTCTTCCTTATTCGCTTCCGTGAATTCTTCCGCGAAATCGAAGGGAATGGATGATTCCTCAATGCTGTGCCCCATGAAAGCTTCCAACTCTTTCAGAGACCGGAATCGGTCTCCCGTGTCATAGGAGATGAATCCTTCCGGCGGTCCTCCGCCCCGTTGAGTTCTTCCGGTTTCGATCAGGTCCTGGGATGCCGCATACAGCGTGCTCCCAAGGCAGGCATTGTATACGGCACCCAGAATGTAAGAGTCATAATGATTGGAGTTGTAACCGATCCAGATCCAGTCCTTGTGGGTATCGTAGAACTCCACCAGGATCTTTTGATCGGCGATCGTCTGGATTCCCTCGCCGGAGGCAATGACCACGCACCAGAATTTCTTGAACACTTCAAAGTCATAGATCAGGATCTTCGGGTACTTCTCAAACAGTTCTTCCGTGGTCATTCCTTACACCTCGTTACATAGGGAGAATCTCCCCGTAATAGCTGGAAAATGCTTTCTTGACCTGGACCTGAATCTCAGCCCCGATCACATTCTCAGCGTAGGCCAGATCCACTCCGAAAATATCTCGGAACCGCTTCAAGGCCCGCTCTTCACGCTCCGGATCGCGCACCCACTTTTTCAGATCCTTGATGTACTCCGCACAGGTATATTTGCTCTCATAGAGCTCTCCGTTGTATAGATACTCCACATGGATTCCGATCTGGTCCTTATAGATGTTCTCGATCTTGGTTTTGATGATCCCCTTGACTGGAGCGTCGAACCTCTTGGCCCTCTGGGTGTCTTCCGTTTCCCAGAGGCTGCAGAAGTTATCGTAAACGTAGACATCCCGGCAGACTCCAACCTGTTCCGGAACCTCGTCGAAAGAGCATCCGAAATACTTCTGGCTCCACTCTTCGCATTTCTGTTCCTTTTCAGGATCATCCACAAACTGGCCCTTCTCCCGGTCATAGCTCTGCTTGTTGAACTTGACTGTCCGCAGCACATCGTTTTCCTGGTCATAGAACTTCATTTCAAGTCGGGTTCCGTTCACAACTTCAGCCTTAATCATCTGACAATTTTCAATGCGTTCCATTTCAATTTTCCTCCAATACTTTATAGTTCACATCTTTCAGCAACTGTTTAGCCAGGATCATGTCGGCCTTGCCGGTGATCCTGATCACCATGTACGGTTCGTCACTGACTGCCTTCGCCTGTTCGTGCCGGTTATCCACCGTGGCCAAGGCCTTGGCCAGACTCAGGCAGTTCTTGTATTCCGCGATGTACTCATCCTTCAGCGGTTTCTGGCTCAGGCAAAGGATGTCCGCGGATTTGTCCACCAGAAAGCGGACCATATCCCTCTCAACTTCGCTGAGCGGCACGGTCTTATTCAGGTGACGTTCCTGCAGGAAGTCCTCAAAGCCTAGATACTTCCCGCACTCAAAGGATCCAATCCTCGCATCCCATATCTTCCGGATCAGTTCCTTCTTCTCTTCCCGGTGTAGGTTATCGATCTCCCGGAGCTTCTCCCGGGCCACGTTCTCGCCCTCAGAGATAATCCCGATGATTTCCTTCACCTGATCCTCGAAAGCTATGTACGGCTCCAGCACGGTCTTCTTCGCCCGGATCTTGGCCTCGTTGAGCTGATCTGTGATCTTTCTCGCAGCAGCCACAGTCCTTTTGCAGGCCTGCTCACTCTCAGGCGTGACATCCAAGGACTTCAGATAGTCCCTGGCCTCGACGGCCCTGAGCTTATACTGCAGGTAGCTGTCGAACTGGATCAGGCCGTACTGGATGGAGATCCCATCAGTAAAATCTGGTGGATTTGTGCAGCTCAATGTATTCCCCTCCTTCCTTCCGGTACTTCACATAGAACTTGAGAGATTCGTCCTTTGACAGGTGCCTCTCTGAGCTGTCCACATAGGCGTTATACTGGCCATGCCATGAATCGCCCAGAATCCTCAGCTTGGTTTCGTCGTAGTTCGATTCCAGGAAGGTGTAGTCATACTGGAATCCGTTTTCTTCAGTAAACCGGCTGAGTTCGTTTGTGGTTTTCAGATCCGTAGCGTACACAACTTCCAGATCCTCAAACTTCAGCACATAGGCGAAACACAGCGTATTGTGGGGAACCGGAACCGCCCACATGTTGCACCTGGACTTTGTCAGCCAGATCGGGAGATAGTCCGTATTGATCGCAGTCACCGAATCGCTGATCCTTGCCACCTTATAGGTGGAAAAGATCTCAATGTTCGGGAACCACTTCTCAATCTGGTTGAGTGTCGCCGGTTTCACGTGGTCCAGATGATCATGGGTAATCAGCAGATACTGACACTTGTACAGCTCATCTTTCATCTTGTTGAATGGGATCCCACAATCGATCATGATGTTCCGGATCCTGACCGCGTTTCCGGATGAGCCGGATGCAATCACCCTGTAGTCCAAATCATTCACGATGTTGCGTCACTCTCCATATTTGTGATAGTATTAATCGGTATTTTTCATCTGGTCTTGGACCGTGAACTGTTGGCGCAGTGCACGGTCTTTTTACATCTTGTAACCATAGGCAACATCCCTGCCTCCCTCGCGCCTGATCTCAATCGGCTTGTCCATCACGCCGTCGAGCACGACCGCGGTCTCAATCTCCCTGGCTGTCACTGGCTTTTTGCCAGGCTCGAGCCTCTCGCCGCGCTTGTAAAACGGGCACGACCTGTCGCCGAAGTCTGTGTCAAGCAGGCAGTCGCACCGCCCGCCACCGATGATCGAGAAGCAGTCATACCGCTCCTGCAGGCATTTCGGATACGCTTTCCTCATCTCTTTTCACCTCCCATCAGCTTTTAAGCCATTTCTTGATCTTTGCCCAGATCCCGATCCGCTCAGGCTCCAGCCAGTGCCGCGCCTGCGGACTCCGGGTCCAGCTCGGCTGAGTGTCCCCGACAGATCCGTCTACTGGAATCGCCCGGATCACCCGATCGGCCATGGAATACCTCGGCCCGGCTGTCCATGGCACCTTGCTCCCGTAGTAGGTCGGGCAGTACTGGTAGCCAAATGCATCCGGCGCCGGGAGCCTCTGACAGTGTCTGCCTGGCGCGGGGATGTCCTCCCATCTGCCAAGCCATTCAAACGCATCCATCAGATCACCCCCATGGCCATGCAAAGCGCAATGCCCCAGAGCATGACAACAGTCGTAAACGCGACAGCATAGCCCCAGCGCTCGATGCTTTCCTCAGTCCCCATGAAGTATTTTTTCATTGCTCCCGCTCCAATCTGCCGCATTCTTCCGCGGCCTTCTTCGCTGCTGCCAGCGTCCAGTATTCCTTCTCCGTCCCGTCCGGCTGGATCAGGTAGTAGGATGTGTACAACCAGCACCCGCTTTTCCCGCTCCCGGCTCCGTGAGGTATTGCTCTTTTCCGGCTTTCGATGATGCACGTGTTCCTGAAGGATTCGTACCTGATTGTCTTCTCGCCGTTATCCTCAACCTTGACCGACGTCTTAACCCATGGCGCCATTCTGTTCGTCCCTCCTGTCGTGTTCGGCGTGCCATTCGTCCGGCTCCCACATTCCCAGGCATTCGGAGCATCCGACCGGCTCGCCGTCTCTGGTGTAAATCGTGCTGCAGATCTCCCCGCAGACCGGGCAGCGCATGTCAGCGTCGTCATATCCGTACCGCTCCGCCTCCCGGATCCAGGGCGCGTCAGGTATGCTCACGTGGATCCTCCACCATGCTCTCTTCGATCCCGGCCATAAAATTCAGCACGCCGTCGATTGCAGAAACTTTCTTCTCGGCAGGGTATCCATCCCAGTCATTGATGATGCAGGAAATCGTATTAATGGCCTCTTCCCTAAGCGCGGCCAGCATTGTCTCTTTGTCCGTGTATTCCTTAAGCTTCATTTGTTTGATCCTTCCTTTCTCTTTCTTTCCTCAGTCTTGTTCTCTCTTCCAGTTCTTCCAGGTGCTCGGCCTTAAAGCGAGCTACTGCTTGATATAGGCTGCGCTCAAAGTTAAGCGGTAAGTCTGTCACGAGCCACCACCCCGTCCGATATACCTGTTGACGAAATACTGTTGCCCCTTTCCAGTGACTTTGGTCGTCTGGGTGATCCTGGTTGTTCCGTTCGGCTGCATAATGCTACGCTCGATGACCCTGAACAGACCCATCTCCATGGCTCTCTGGGTTGGAATCGTGCTGTTTTTCATAATGAATCCCTCTGCGCGGAGCTTTTCATACAGACGGTTCTGCCCGATGTCCATGCCGTTCTGCTTCAGCAGTTTGGCCAGCTCCCCAACGAGAATGTCCGTGTCGGCCTGAGAGACGCAATCCGCAAACAGCACCTTGGGCGCATCCAGCCGGATCTGTTCCTCGGCAGCAACTCGCGCAGACCGTTCTTTCTTCAGTTCCTGCAGCGTCTTAATCAGGAAGTCAGGATCCTGCAGAATCCGCTCGGCTGTCTCTGCCGTTGCGTACATTCCATGTTTCCTGATGGCCGGGATGACCTCGTGAGTGATCCAGCGCTTGAAAGCTTTTGCTTCCGGCTTGCGTGAACCAAGCACCAGCGAGTACAGGCCAGGTTCGTTGACAACCGTCATTTCTTGCATACCGCCAAGGGTCGGAATTGAATTCCTACCCTTTTCATCACTGTCGAGACGTTCGACTGCTTTGTGGGTATCTCCAAGCTCCAGCGCCCTGCATACATCCGCCGCCACAAACCACGGCTCCCCGTTCTGGTTTATCGTCCGGATCTGGCCGAACTGTTCATTGGTGAATACCTGTAATCCGTTTTCCATGTTTCCTCCTCTCGTTTGTTGAATGTCCTTAAACAACGCGGGCAAAAAAAATCCTGTTACGTTCTTCGGACGTCAATCGCAGAGTTTCAGAAATAGCCTGAATTTCGCTCGCCGTGAATTCCGTCTCGTTGTTCAACCGCCCGCGAAAAGTCGCATAAGACTTGATATTAGCGGCTTCCATGAGCTTCGCGACCTTGATACCTGACTGTTCGATGGCCTTTTCCAGAAGTTCCTTGTCTGTCATACTTTTGCCTCCTTTCTTTTGTTTAATGTGGCTCAACAATGCGTATGGTATCACGATGTCAATTTTCTGTCAACACATTTACAAAAATTTGTTGAAATATTTTCATCATTAGCCTATAATCGTGCTGGAGGTGGCAAAAATGACAATGTACGACAGAATAAAAAAGCTCAGGCTTGAGCAGGATATGTCACAAGAGGAGCTTGCAAAGAAAGTAGGCTACAAAGGGCGGTCTATGATAGCCCGAATCGAAGCTGGAGAAGTGGATATATCACAAAGCAAGGTAAAGGCTTTTGCTCAGGCCCTCAATACATCAATTGATTATCTTATGGATGGGAAGATTCCATTAAACGATTTTCAATATCGTCTGCAAAAATTATTTTCAGAAGCAAACACTACTCAAAGAACCCTGGCTATAGAGAGCGGAATTGACCGCACGAATTTAGAGAACTATCTCAAGGGAACCTACATCGCAACACCTGAAAACGCGGCCAAGCTTGCTAACGCTTTCGGTGTAGATCCTAATTGGCTTCTTACTGGAGAACATCCATCGTCAAAAGCAGATCCTGAAGAATTTTCTCTTTTGAGTGCATGGAGATCCGCGGATGATTTGACCAAAGCAATGGTTAGACGGATGCTCAATATGAAAGAAGCTGGAGGCGAGACCGAATGAACGCAGTCATCTACGCCCGCTTCTCATCCTCCGCCCAGCGTGAGGCATCCATTGAGCAGCAGATTAATGTCTGCATGGCCTACGCTGTGCGAGAGGGCTACTATGTACTCCAGACCTACTCAGATCGCGCCCTGACTGGCCGCACAGACCGCCGCCCACAATTCCTCCAGATGATAAAGGACGCGCGGAAGGGCCGTTTTTGTGCGATTATCGTGTATGCCCTTGACCGGTTCTCCCGCGACAAATACGACAGTGCCCGCTATAAGCACGAGCTGAGGCAGAGTGGCGTCCGTGTTGTGTCAGCCACAGAACCGATCACAGACAACCCGTCCGGCATCCTGATTGAATCCGTGTTTGAGGGGCTGGCCCAGTATTACAGCGCTGAGCTGGCCCAGAAGATCCGGCGCGGTTACGAGGACAATGCGAAAAAATGCCTGGCATCCGGCTCTGTCCCTTTTGGCTTCCGACGGTCCGCTGATGGTCACTATGAGATCATGCCAGAGGAGGCGGAGATTGTCCGGGAGATCTTCCGCCGTGTCGGATCCGGAGAGACATATGCCGACATCTGCCGGGACCTTAACGCCAGAGGCATCAAAACCAGGCATGGCGTCGAATGGAATAGATCCTCTTTTAACACGCTGCTGAGCAATCAGAGGTATATCGGCACCTACATCTCAAAATATCATGTCCAGGAAGATTCCATTCCGCAGATCGTAGACAAAGACCTTTTTTATAAGGTGCAGACTGTCCGCCACACAAAGACAGGTCCGCGCCGAACACCAAATGGATATTACTCCCTGACCGGGAAGCTTTTCTGTGGACTTTGCGGGGATGTCATGACCGGCACCAGTGGGACATCAAAGTCAGGCAAGCTCTGCTATTATTACACATGCCATAGCCGCAGGCAGCACAAATGCGAGCAGCGGAGTTTTTCACGTGATCTGCTTGAGGATACGATCTGTCGGGCCATCTGGGAGGATGTGCTGTCCGATGATTCCATCCGATGGATGGCACACCAGACGATCCTTGACCAAGATAAACTCCGCCCGGATTCGGATCTGGATCTTGCCAGGATGTCGCTGGCCGAAGTCCAGACCCAAAAGACGAACATTCTAAACGCCATCAAAGCCGGGATTTTTACCACCACTACCAAGGATGAGCTAATCCGCTTAGAGCAGGAAGAAGCCTCCCTGACTGACAAGATCCGGCAGACTGAGAAACTGTTGGAAGAGCAACCAACAGAGGATGACATCATCAGCTTTTTGGAGATCTTCCGGGAAGGATACGTTGATCAGGAGTTTACCAAGTCCGGCCTGCTGGATGCCTTTGTGACTCGCGCGGAGGTCTACGCTGATCACATGCTAATATATTTCCGCATAAAAAAAGAAGACCGACTGAAAACAGCCGATCTTCCATCCGTACCAGATGAGTGTTCGTTTAGTACGGTCAAGTGGACTTGCAGGGACTCTAAACGAACACTCTACCATGCCGGCGATTATTTCATTCTTAAGATAGCAGCATAAAACAAAAAACACCCCTGAGGAACATTTCCCCAGGGGTATCGTATTGCTTATGCAATATTAAATTGCATTAATCAATTATTTATGTGATTTCATCAGGCGGCTGTTTTTCCGGCACCTCCGGCAGGCCAGCAAGGCTTGTGAGTATACTCAGCACAAACGCCACGCCGGAAACCGACAAGGCCCGCAGCCAGTCGATTTCCGAAAATGCCGCGCCGACCGCGATCATGGATACAAAGGTCTGAGCGAAGGTTTTGATACCGCGTACCAAAGCAGCCAGTGCCCACTGTTTCCAATCCCAATTCATGGTCCATCCTCCTATCTAATATAGTTCATTCCAGGCGCTCGACCTCACTGCACCGTCCGCGTCTGCTCCGCCGGTGCTGTCTTCGGAGGGTCCGCTGGCAGCGCGAGAAACTTATTGTGTAAGTCATCCATCACGCCGTTGGCTCCCAGATTGTGATACTGCACATAGACATTTTCCAGGTTCGAACGGTCGTCTTCGTCGGCCCATCCCTGCCGCCGGTAAAACTTATACCCTTGCAGCAGTCTGTCTCGCAGCAGCGCCTGCACGCCGCGCTTGACGCTCCGGATCTGCACCCAGCTGGATATAATCACACCCAGCAGCAAGGCCGGGACTCCAGCGGCCTTGACGATATCCCATATCATCCGACTCCACCTCCCTCCACGTTCATGATCGCTCCATCATAATTTTTAACCAGCGCTTCGGCATGATGCTTTGCGAGGTGCGGGATGGTCACGATATAATAGGTGACTTCATCCTGATCAGCGTCAACGAGGAATCCGGACATCATGTAGCCCTTTTTCCACTTCCATTTGACCCGGCTCCATGTGCCGTCATCCTCGTAGACCGTCACGGTCTCACCGATGGGCACCCGGTCAACCAGGTCGCCGTCCGGTTTTTTCCGCATGTTAACGGTGGATCCATTTTCGGCATGGACAATCTTGGTGGTCACCGGCTGGGGCGCTGGCTCAGGCTCCGGAGCGGGAGCAGGCTCGCTGCCGTAGTCCACATCCTTCAGCCGGCCATAATACGCCCACTTGCCGATCTTATGATCCTCAGTGACACAGCCCGCGGCGCTGGATGCGTGGATGATCCGGAGCGGATTAACGCTGG